CCGTATGTTCCAAGTGCCATTTTTTTATTTTATAAATAGTTTATTTTAAATTTTATGTTGTTCTTAAATTGAAAAATCCATACCCATACCTACTTAAATCTCCAATATTATCCACCTCACCTAATCTTTGTAGATTTTCAAAAGGTGAGTATTTACCCCTTTCTATATAAACATTTGATTGTATTTCAGGAGACATTACAAAGTCTAATAGGTATTCATTTTTTGTAAGTGCCGAAACAACAATATCAGAAGGAGTTATACCACTTGTGGAAACAACATAAAACGTTTTACCATCATTTAAATCAAAATAATTTACGTTGTTTATTGTGTAGGCGGTATAGTCAGGAGTTATTGAGTCAACTTGCCCAAATGTTTGATTATTTTTATTAAAAACATATCCAACAGTATACGGTGTTGGTCCCCATCTTTTTAAATCTTGTAATTTTGATTTTGTATAACCAGAAATATTAAAAGGGACGTTAGTAAAATTACTAGATGATTGGTAATTTGCATTATTTTGAGCGTCTCCGTCAAAAATGTAATTATATGATATTGGTATATTTGACCAACTACCTTGTTGTGGCACAAAAACAATATTTCCTTGTGGATTTGTTACTGTCGCCAACCCAACAGGAATTGTTATTTTTTTTTCTATAATAGTTACTCCCCATGGGTTTGATCCTGAGATTGATATTGTATAATCTCCGGAACTTGCATAAATATGATTCATACTTAGGGTATTCATATTCTGTTGTTGTCCATCACCCCAATCAACTTTGAATGTTGTAAAATCTAAATAGCTTATAGTAAAGTCGCCAGAAGTATTATAGAGTGTGATTTCAAATGGATTAAATGTATTCGTTCCGGAATATAAAAAATTTGTTACAATATCTTTTTGTAATAATAATCCATCAAACTCAGAATAAAATCCAATATCATTGTATGTTTGTTTAAGGAATATTGGTATTGTTAATCCGGTTAAAATTGACTCACCATTACTACCTCCTGATAGTACATATGACATACCTGAGTAAATGTCTATTGGGTAGAATGTGTTATTAATAGCCGGTAAGTCAGAACAGGGAAATAAAAAATTATCTTCAGTGGATGCGCTATAATTAAACCTTATACTATCCCCTTTGATAACTTCAGGTGATATTCTATAACTATATTTTTCACTATTAATCATGGATTCACATATTCATACCAAGTTATTGCGTCCGAAGACGATAATCCAACACCTACTCTAGATGTTGATGGGTAATCCCTATAAACTTTATATTCATAATTATTATCTAACTCTACCCTATAATAAAAATAATTTGATTTATCAAAATTATAAACATTAGGCCCAACTGATGATGATTGTGGTACGTTCATCATTCTTACAAATTGTCCCTTTTTTGCGTTAAAAAACTTTGCGGTCATATAAAAAACATTCGTCGATAGATACGATGGGTTTTTCAACCAATACAAAAAAAACCCCTCTTTATCTGCACCTACAAAATCAAGTACATATTTAGGTTTTTTTACTAAAACCTGAGTAGGGTTCAATATTGGTCCTATAGTTCCTGGTTCTTTTAAACCTTGTTGTGTCGGTAATATTACTGAAAAAAGTATTTTTTGATTTTCATTTATTTTTGTATCGTAAAAATCTAACTTGAAAAAACTACCTTTAAAGGAATTTGCAAAAAAGTATATTTCTTTGTCAGTAAAAGAGGCGTATTGATAATCATCTAACCAGTTAGATGATGATGGTGGGTTGTTTATGAAATCCGTGGATAATGTAGAATCAAAAAAATTAAATTGGTGTACGATCTCTGTTTTTTCTTGGTTTGTGTCCCATGGTGCATGTGAATACTTAGTGGTTTCGAAATCGTCAATTCCATTAATTACTTTTTCAAGTATATTATTTTCAAACTCTTCAACCCCCATATCCCTACCTTCATTATCGAATGTTATTTCAACTGGTAAAATGATGTCTTTATCATTAACGTTCAATGAAAATCTATAATATTTATTCACAATCGTCTGTTATTGGTTGGTTTATTAGGGTTGTAACAATTTTATTAGTTCTTAGTATTGGTTTTTGAAGAAAAAGTAAATTTTTAAATGGGTAATGGGCTCCATTAGTAAAAGGATAATCAAAACCTAATCCGTCACCATCCACAAATCCGTAACTGTAAAGATCTCTCCACGTAAAAACTTGATCATATTCAGAAAACCAAGCATATGATGGAATATTATCAACCCCTTCTTTTGGAGCAAACTCTAAATAGTCACTAAAAACTCTTATAGGTATTTCGTGATGAGGTTCGTATAAGTAACCACTAGGTAGATTTAAGGTAGAGTTATCTAAAAAATAATTTGGGTTAAAAGAATATTTATGATACATTTTACTAATCACATATTCTTTTTGTTCTTTATAATTGTATTCGCAAAAATCTCCCTTAATAACATCACCTATTTTGAGTGATTCTGTAAAATAAAATAACTGACCACTACCTATTGGAAATTCATAAAAGTTTAATGGTATTTCATCTTTGTTATTAGTCGATGTATGGTCCCACCACAAATCTATATTGTTTTTTTGAAAGTTAAAATCCCATCCAATATCTAAACCTGTTGTTGTACCATTCTGATTTATTGCTGGTGGATTAAACCATCCGTAGTACCCTCTATGTATTATTGTCAAATGTAAATTAGTTAATGGTTTTCCATTATTGTCTTTAAATTCTTTTATATTTATATCTTTGTCAAAAGAAAATGAAAGTGTTTTACTACCATCTTTTTTTGATACTCTTTGTACTTGATTAGGGGTTATTGCTGAGTACTCTAATTTAGATTTAGCAAAAAATGGGTTGTTTTCAAATCCGGCCGGTACAATATTACCATCTTCAATATTTGTTAAAATTTTTTGTAATCTTACATAATATATTGATTTTGTCTCTGCACTATTTTGTAGGTTAGTTATTCTTTTGAAATTACCAAAAGTTCCTGATTGGACTTGTGTTGTTGGGAATTTTAGATCATATATAGAAAAGACTTTGTTTTCTGAATTGTATGTCCCGTTACCTAACCCATAAACTTGTAATATGTTTTTACCTCCTAACCCCAAAGGATTACTAGGTATATTTATTTCGACGTAATCACCGACTTTTAAATTATGCTTTGTTCCACAGTTAAAATAAACAAGTGATTTTCCGTTAAACTGCGAAGTATCAATAACAAAAGGAATTCCGTCAGAACAAGTAAATGTATTTGTAACATTAAAAGTTTCATCAGTATAAGACATTTTTTGTTGCGTGTCACTACTGTATGGATATGAGACATATATTCCCCAATTATACGTTGAGGCACTTTTTGGTACAAAATTTATGTGACCTGTTATTCCCGTAGTCCTTAGCATAGTAAATTCATCAAATTGTGGATAACCTTCCCATGCAGTGTTTCCTCCTGAAATAGCATTATTTACTGAATTAGTATAGTATAAATAATTTTTATAAGGTGTATAATTTGTTTTACCACTAATAGAATTGTTAAATACATTTGTAATGATTCCAGAAATTCTAAATATGTTTGAGTTCTGCCTTTCTTGATTAAACAATTCGGCCTGATTGATGACTTTAGTCCTATCACCCTCAACCATAGTCCTTATCGTTCCTTGTAAGTCAGGCTGTAACCAAACATCCTTATCTGAGTTTGATGCAAATCTTTTTGAACCTAAAACTATTCTTATTTCATTTTCGTTAGACATCTTGATTCAAAATAAATTTAGTTATATATCTATTTATTGCGGTTTTTCCAATATTTAAACCAAAATAAAAATGATAAGGAGCCCCCACAATAAATTTATTCGATTGGCTTGGCGGCCAAGATTCTGTTGGTACCCCATTTTGGTCTGTATTATAAATATATCCTTTACCTCCTGAAGGTCCGTTATTGAAATATGGTGAAAACGGAGACTGTACAAAACTAAGGTTTTGATATCTTTCTGAAAAATAACCACTAGAATTAATGTTTTGATTAGGCGTTGTTACCCAATCATTTAATTCTGAACCAAAAATTGTGTTTTGATTTTGGTTTGACCACTTATACATAGGAACTTCTTGTGATTTTGGGTATCCAAAATTTGACACGACGTTAGGTGCGAAAACTAATGCCCCTGGAGAACCTAAAGCCCTTGTTTGGGTGTCAGATGAAAAGAAAATTCCCATCAACGGAGGCGCTGACGCACCTTGTGTTCCACCAGCAACATACAAGTCATTTGGGTCATCGTATTCGTCTTCACTAAAAGGAACTACTCCAAATTCTGAATTTATACTAAACATTTGGACAACATCTCCGTCCATCCTATCTTCTGTTCTAGAAAATAACTTGTTTATCGAAGCGTCTCCCGCACCAAATAGGTTTTGTAAAAATCCACTACTAGTTAATCTAGAAACAAAAAATAATTGTAATATATCTGCAGTTTCATTATATGATGTTGATTTTATCATATCAATATAATACGCTTCTAATGCTGGATTAGCACATATTTCTCTTACAAATTCATCTCTTGCCCCTAAATCCATAATTGTTGTTGGAAAAAATATATTAGTGTCATTAGTACCCTTAAAATCAACAGGTTCCCAATTACCTAATGAGTTTCTTTTTCTTGGTGTTTGACCTATAAAGTAATCACCGTCGTAAGGTGTTGACCTATAAAATAATGAGTTTGTAGTACCTTCAGTATAATAAATTGGTCCTTGTCCAGGTCTTAAATTTACATCCAAAGAACCACAAAATTTATATTTCTTAGGTTGTCCTAATATATTAAAAACAATTTTTTTCTTAAACGAGTACATGTACAAAGTACCATTAACCCAATTATTTTGAAATACATGAGAGAATACCCCTCTACAAGCACCAAACATCATTCTAAACCTAGCCTTCCACTCGGCATAATTGACAATATCTTTTCCGATAGATACGACATATGGTTTTTGAATAAATTTATAACATCCTCCTTGAACAACTTTCGGGTCATTTTCGTCACAAGGATTTTTAACTATAAAATCTCCGTTTGAGTCATAATCATAACATTTCAAAGGCACCATTCCTTCACAACTAAACGTACTCAAAACACTTGTTTGGGTCGACGAAGGAGTGTCTCCTGAAAAATCACCCGTATTATTTGTTGTATCTGTGGGTCCAACATTATCGGAAGGATTACTAAAATTAGTACTTGAACCTATTACATATAATGAAAAATTATCGTTTTGATGTAAAAGAAAACTGTTGGAATTGTTATTTTGTATTTTGTCTGAGGTTGGTAACCTATCCGATCTTAAAACTAATTTAGGGTTACTCCCTGCCGGTATTGTATGTGTCAATGTTGGGTTTTGAATAACGTAAGTTGGTGAATAAACTCTAAATCTATTCCAATCATTAGATCCAAAGAATCTACTACTTCCCGTTGGGTAAGAGCTGGCTATTAAAGAACCTCCGTCTACCCTTCCTTGAGTTATTGAAGATAAAAAATTAATTTTATTATTATTGCCGTTAGGTCCGCCATTACTTGTTGATATAAAATATGAAATGTTGTTGGCCGCAGATACGTCAGGAATAAAGGGGTTGTTGCTCACGGTTTTTTTATCTAATGAAGAGTAGTATTTTAATGTGTTTGTGGTTACTGCAGAAAAATTAGATACTTGAAAATTAAATGGTTCAAAAAATACTCCTGACTGTGCATATGTTGTTTCATGTGTGTGTGGTGTGATGTTGTCCCATTTATATAATGAAGCATCATTGTTAGGTTTTATTGGGATATTCATATTAAACTGCCCTGATATTGTAATAGTGTTTGGTGTAGTTCCAAAAATTTCAGACAAATCATACTTTATATTTTGGGTATCGGTAAAAACGTCCACACCTCTAGTTAAAAATACAACTCCAAGTTGTTTCCACTGATCGCCAATAATAGTTAATGAATTTATAGTTTCATCTTCTATAGTATAACCACCAGGACCTGGTGGATCATACCCAACGGTTTGTAATTTATTTAATAAATATTTTCTAACTAAAGATGACCCATCATCAACAGGAGGACAAGAATCTATTGCCGAGTTACCGGGGGCTATAGTGTTTAATTCTTGTAATGTCATACCCGTAATTACTTGAAAATATTCAACACCTGTTTTTAAACTATATTCTTTTGATTCTGAATTACCCGTAACAATTACTTGAACCGATACTGGTGGTCCGCTCGGACTAGGATTAGCATATGTGACTTGTACTGTATTTGTTATTGCGGTAGCAACAGAACCGGTTATTGAATTAGTACCAAATTGATTTGTTGTTCCCCCGCTAATATTAATGTCATTTATATTATTAATATCTTGGAATGTAAGTATGGTACCACTTGATAGTTGGTTAATTGTGTTAGGATCTAATAATAACATCATAACACTATCTTTTATTGGTGCTGAGTTGTTTACTGTTGTTGTAATCCTGTTAGGTGCTGTTGAATCGAAATATCTAGCTCTCATATTAGCCATATTCATCGATTGGGATAATGTAACGTCAGGATTCATTATGTATCTTTTATTACCTGAATTTGAAAAAACTTCGGTTACAGGTGTGCCCATAATCGCACCTGATGGAAAACCTGCTATCGCATATCTAACACCAAACGAATCTGCCAGTGCTTTATTGTTTTCTTGTTGGTTTGTTCCTCCATATGCGTTTGGTTTTATTTCACAAAACCAATATGGACATCCGTCACTAGCTATTTGGTCCCCATCATTATCATAATCACAAATAGATGTTGTAGGTATTCTAGACCAAAAAGAGTTAGAATTTAAGTCAGCTAATACACTACCGTTATTTCTGTTTGTTATTGTGTATGGTCCTATTTTACTATTTGAGTTTCCTCCCCCTGTTAAAAATAAATTGTTGTTTATATCAGGCGTATCTAAATCTGGAGACTCACATGGGCACGCTTCACAGTCAGGATACGCCATCATCGGTAAAGAAAGCCCTTTAAATTTAAACCCCGTTATTTCTTTAAATTTAATAATAACTAACGCAGTGTAACCTAAAGTTACTAATCCCATAAGAACGGCCTTAGCTATTGACCAAGCAATAAAACCAGGTGCAGGTGATATTGTTCCGGCAGCAGTTATAGCGTCTTGTATATAACCATAAGTTAAAAACCCTAAAAGAGCGGGAATAAAAAGTACTAATAACCATTTAATTATTGGCCACAAAAACGCCAAAATGTGTAAAATAGGTATAAGTGCCAAAAACACAGGTGTCATTATTGTTATCATTAGGTTAAATAAGAAAAATGTAAAATCAAAGTTTCTTACTCCATCATTAACAGGAAATCTATTTGTTGTTGTTGTACATCTTCTGTCAGTTATTTCTTTTATACCTAAATGTCTACTTCTATTAAACCCCCATTTCCATCTATCTATAAAATTAGCAACAGTATAGACTTTATTAAATGTAAATTCATAAAATCTATCTTCACAATTTATAGCTTCTTGAACCATTTGTTGACCTATAGGTGTTGTTAAATCACCATAATCATTCCAATCTAAACTAAACGCATAAGATCTTTTTTGTTCATCTAATTGTGTGTTAGAAAAAGTATAAGGTCCATTCAAATTAGAAGATGTCCATCCCCATTCTTTTATGTTTGGTACCAAGTAATCTCCCCTCATGATGTCATTTTCCATCCCTGACTCATTTTGATACTGAACTCTGAACCTATATTTTCCCTTAGTTGGTATACCTATTGATGGGTTGTTTGAAATAATTTGTTCTCCAAATTCATTTGTTGTCACGTAATCTAGATTCATAGGTAGTTCTACAACCCATGTCCCATTTTCATCTATTACATCACCACCATTTTCTAAGTTGTATTGTTCTAAAACAGGTCTTCCAGTATTATCATAATCAATTGTTTGTCTGATTGCCAAAATTTTACCTTCACCTGTAACCAAGTCACATAAATTACCCGCATCTTTTTTTGGTTTACATGTTGTTTTAAGAAAATCCTCATTTGAAGTCGAAAAAATGGATCCCATAAAAACTGAATGTGGCTTAATGTCTATACCAAAATCTCTTAAATCAAAATCAACTCTTGTAATTCCAACATCACAAAGTTCGTTTTCACCCCAAAAAGGTGTAACGTCAGCATCTTTTTTAATATTAACTAATTGTGGTAAGGAATTAAGATCTGTAGATGATTTAAATTGTGATCCGTTAAATTGGTTGGGTCCTGCAAGTCCTGCTCTTATTAAATCAGCAGGTCTGAGCGAAAAACAACCAATATTAGATAAATCTAAATCCAAAACAATTTTTTGAACACCCAAAGGGACACCAATAATCATAAAGTCTCCACTTTCATTTGTTTTTACGGTAAACTTGTAGTATTTTTCGTAAACCTCTAAAACTTCTTGTCTTGTAAGTATATCTTCTCTATCAGGAAAAGTTCCTGTTGGTACGTGTCCTCCGTATTCTTTTCTATATGGTAATAAATTATATCTATATCCGTCTTCGTTTTTTTGATCAACCGTTTTATATGGGTATAGAGTAGATATGACTATATCGTCTTCGTCTTCTTTAGAAAGTGGTACAAAAACGGAAACATTAGCATTAGGTATACCAAAACCACCATTAGCAATAACCCTACCCGCGACAACACCATAATCAGCACAAAATCTTGTGTAGACATCTTCTTGTCTTAATTTTAATGAAAGGATTTCTAAAAAATCAAAATCTTGATTTATATTTATCCTAATATTTTTATCTACGCCTGGGGTGGTTCTTATCCTATAACTCTTGGTCATTATTACTTTAAAAATAAATAGTTATGTTGCTATTTTTTAAAAATAGGTTTAACTATTTGAAAATAAATAATCTTATGAAAAGTCTACTGTTTTAAGATTTTTTACCCTTACTTTGATGTCTTTGTTTGTAAATCTAATTTGATAGATTTGGTTTGGTTCTGCAAATATTGTGTCGTCAATGAGAGATATTTCTCTTGTCGTTTTGTCAACATATTTTTGAGAAGTTTCCGAAGACGAATATTGTCCTCCAACTTTATTGTATATTTTTAAGTCTGACAAACTAGAAACCCCACCTATGTTTTGTATTAGTCTTCTTATGTCAGATACATTCAAATTTTGACCCATTTCTCTATTACCTGGTTCCATGTAATTAGATATTGAATTTATGATTTCTGTTATTACTTGACCTTGATTCCTATCTGATTCCATAACAACGTAAATTTCTAATTCTAAATCAATTACTTTGGCCACATCAATTGATATATAATCATTTACCATTCGATATCTAGATAGATATGTTGCCAAATTATTTTTTAAACTATTAGGTACTTGTTGTGTTAATTTTCCTGAAGTGTCGTAAGATAATACTTGTATTGTTACTTTATTATTGTTTTCAGTTATAGAAACTTTTGCAGGTGCACCAAATTTTCCTGGCATGGTATCTATTAAAGATTTATAATCATTTATCGTTACCGCTCTTTTTTGTGCAGCAAAATTAAATGATACCATATTTCTAACCTCTTCAGTTGTAGGAGGATTTGCTCCTCCGATTGCTGCGGTTACGTTAGTTACCGATAACGACTGTTGTACATTCGTATTAATACTATCAGATGGGCCGTTTATTGCAAAATCAATAATACCAACTTGATTAATTACGTTTACTCCAACATTTGTTGATATTCCTCCTCCAATTCTATATTGAACAAATATCGTAGTATTGGGTTGTACGGTTAATCCTAACCCTATATTATTTTGATAATTTGCTAAGTCTAATTTTATACCGCTTTTAGCAAAATTAGCCAGTTGTTGATTAGGTGTTGTTGTTCCTCCACCAAATTGTATTTTTAAAAACCCTTCAGGTGTATATTCAGTTATGAACCTATTTTCGGTTTTTATATGTTTTCCAACCTTTATACCTGCAGAGTCTGTAGGTTTTGTTGGATCTTCTATAAAAACTGTGTCCTCCGCCAAAGCATCAACTTCATACCATCTTCCTTCTTGTTTTAAAAATTCTGCATATGTCGGGATACTAGGATAACTAGTACCATCTTTTTGTATAATTGAAGTGACTCCTAATACGTTTCTTTCAGGAAGAAAAAAGTTAAAAAATGGAACTACGTCTGTTGGATTTATTACCCTTTTAAAAACTTTTGTGGTTCCATTAACAACCACTTCCCTTTTAGTAATAACATAGTTGATTATCTTGTTATTAGCATCAAAAGTAGGTATTTTAGTTCTATTAACAAACCCTTCATTATTATACTGTGTTGAAAAATCTATGTCATAAACAGTTTCGAAAGAATTTCCAGCACCATTAAATTGTGATCCTGCTCTTAAAATTCCTAAATATCTAAAATCCTCGCTATCACCTAACGGTGGCACGACGATTGATATGTCTACAACAGCAACAGATGGTCTATATCCAGGAATTTTCAAACCATATGTTCTGGCAATATTGTAAATAGAAGATCTTTGTTGTGCATACTGTAACACAGTTTCTTGGATACTACGATCTATGTGATAATGTAAGTTATCGGCAATTGCAGCATTTAAATCCATCAGTACAGAAAAAATAGACGCATCATTAAAATTTTGAACAAGCTCAGGATAATATTGTTTTGCGTAATTTATAAGGTCTTCCCTAATCCCCGCAAAATCTCTATTTGTATAATTTATTTTTTGTTCAGCCATGTAAATTAAATATTAATAATAATGAATTCCCTACTTCCAAATCCTTTAGAATCGTCAGTATATTCTATTTTTAATTTGGCGGTGTATTCTTGAGTGTTCGGTCCCGGGATTCTATAAATTGTCGATTCAGAAGAAAGATCTAACGTAGAATCGGATAACGTCTCGTCTATTTCAAAGTATGGTTCAATTGTTATATTATTAATAGTAACATTAGGAACATATTTTTCAACTTGATCTTCTATATCTGCTTTGATTTGAGAAAATGTTTCACCATCTAATGGTTCAAATATAAATTCATATATTCTTGTGCCAAAGTCAGGTAAATAGTATCTACTCCCCTTTCTAGTTAGTATTAGATGAAGTAGGTTTGATCTAATCTCTTCACTAGTCGTGTCTGTCAATAACACATAATCTCCAACATCACTTTGTCTGAATGGGAAATTAACACCAAAAGTAACACCATTTGCCATATCTAATAAATATAGTGTGATATAATTTTATATAAATAAAAAAAATCACTGATTTCTCAGTGATTCTTTTAAATTTGTGTTGCCCTTTTCAAATGGTGGCCAATAACAACAATGTAAACATCCACTACCACAACACTTTCCTCTTCTTATGTGGTACTCTTCTGTCATAACCATTTTACCATCATTCCAATAAAAATCGGTTGGTTGAAGTTTTGGTCCAAACTCTCTAACATATAATTGTTGTACCCAATCTTTTGATGCTCCTACATTCATTTTAATTATTCTTTCTAAGATTATACAATTTCACAAGCCCCTCCAGCACATGCCGCTTCACCTCTAAGGTCGGTATTATCTTGTAACTCAATTACTTTTGTAAGATCAACATCTGTTAATGATTTAACTAATCTTTCAAAGTCTTCTTTTGTACAATCTTCAAAAGGTGCTTGAGTATATGTTCCTCCGTTGTATGGTAATACTGAAAGTCCGTTATAGAAATCTCTATTATTCCACATCCAATCACCAACTAATTCCCACTCATCTTCTTTAATTGAAACAGTTGCAGAAACGTTGTGTGTATTTTGTCCGTTTCTGTGACCAGGTTTAATCCATTCTTGTGAAACTTTTTTAACTCTTTCTAACATTTGAAATACTGATTCATGTCTCACAATAGACCCATCAGGTGATCTTTGTGGTATTGTAATAACTGCAGTATCATGTGGTCTAAAGTATTCATCTTCAATCAGTTCAGGGTGATTGATTGCAAGGTATGAATATATTGATTCATTTTTTCCTACACGAATTCTTCTTAGGTAGTAATCATTATGCCATGCATGAATTCCTGATGATGTTCCTAATACTAATGATGAGGTCCCTGATGGTTTAACCGTTGTTGTTCTTGCAGATTTATTAATGTTAATAAGTCCTGCAACTCTTTCGTTTTCTTCTTTAACCATTTTGGCGGCTCTCTTCATGTCATAACCTAACACAACACCTGAACCAATACCTGTCATACCAACACCGATAAGTGCATCTTTTTCGGTTGTTCTTTTCCAAATATCTCTCAAATAATGGAAGTCAGTATATCCGGCTTGTAAAGTACCAATGAATGATGCGGCTTTAACTCTTTTATCAAAATCTTCTTGTGATTCAATATCAGAAGCGTTTACCTCGCATAAGTTACAGAATTGGAATGGTCGTAGTGCAATTTCACAACAAGGGTTTGTTCCCCAATCTTTATCGTTAGATAGATAAATTCCTGGTTCTCCTGCTCCTGATAATTCAATACGTTTCCACAAATCCATAAAGAATTCTTTTGTGATTTTGTGACGAAGAAGTACCGCTGAGTTATTAGCTCTACCTCTTTGTGCGTTTTGTTCCCACCAATTTCCTGACTTACAAGAAATCATTTCTTCATCGTCAGCTGAAAATAATGAGATAAGTGCCGCTCTTCTGATACCACCTGCAAG